AATGGACGCAAGGACGATGCGCGGTTGGTGTCTCGTGCGTCCAAGAGCAGTCTGCGATTGGTGTGCCCGTACTGCCGTATGGAGACACGGGGCTACCAGTGGACAACAGAGCAGCAAGCCACAATTCAAAAATACATTGAAGACCTGTTGACAGAAGCACGGTCTGCCGCTCCTGCGGATGACGATGCTCCCAATATTCAAGATCGTCTTCGTGCCAAGGCTGACGATACCCTTATAGAACTGGAACCGCTGATTGACGAGGCGTTCTCACAGGCAGGCAGCAAGCGATACAAGCCCTCTATAGCCCCGTGGATCGCTTCCAAGACCATGACCCGCCCAACGGCACTCATTGTCAAGGAAAGGCTGCAAACTGCTGTTGGTGAAATGCAGGCAGCGTACTCCAAGACCGATCCTGATTTGGTTGAGGGGTATTCATATTTGAAAAGACCTGTGCAGAAGCGGTTAATTGAAATATTAGAACAAGCCGTGGACGCTGTAAATACAAAAATTGGCGGCATGGCAACTACCCGTAAGCCACGCAAACCCCGCAAAGCAAATCCTGAAAAATTGGTCAAGGGTTTAAAGTATTGCCAAAAGGTGGAGAACGGCTTGCAGTCTGTTGATCCTCGTGGTATTATTGGTGCTCAAGGACTCGTTGTGTTTAACACCAAGAACCACAAGGCTACTGTATTCGTTGCCGCTGAACCCAAAGCAGGGTTGAGTATCAAGGGGTCTACCATTACAGGATGGGATGCGTCCAAGTCTTATGAAAAGACTGTGCGTAAGTGGGAAGAGTGGATGAAGAAGACAGCGGGAATGCTCAAGGCACTTGAAGACATGAAGACCAAGACTGCGGCTCCAACAGGAAGGATCAACAAGCACTGCTTGTTGCTAAAGACTCTATGATTCTCGTAGACAACAGCCAAGTGATTATGTCGTCCCTGTTTGCACAACGGGACTTGGACTACACCGACGAGTCGCTGATTCGTCATATGGTGCTGAACACTTACCGAATGTACCGCAAGCGGTTCGGCAAGGAGTACGGCGAACTTGTCCTGTGCCAAGAAGGGCAGGGCGGTGAGTACTCTTGGCGACGCAAGTTCTTTCCGCTATACAAGGCTGCGCGTCGTGAGTCTCGTAAAGACAATCCTGATATGTGGAAGCGATTCTATGAAATCATGGACACCGTTCGTACAGAAGTGCGTGAAGTGTTCCCGTATCGGAACATATCCGTGAGAGGGTGCGAAGCGGACGATGTGATTGCTGTGCTTACACGAAACCTGCACGGGCAGGAACCTGTTATGATCTTGAGTGGAGACAAAGACTTTGGGCAACTGCAAATCTACAACGGAGTGCAGCAGTACTCGCCCATGCAGAAGAAGTTTGTAACGGTTGACAATCCAAAGAGTTACCTGTTTGAGCATATCGTGAAGGGTGATTCTTCAGACGGTGTGCCTAATGTGTTGTCAGAAGACGACTGCTTCGTGACGGACGGCAAACGGCAAAAGCCCATTACCCGTAAGCGTCTTGAAGAATTGGAGCAGTCTTGGGCTGAAAGCGGCAAGGTTCCCGATGCCGTTGCAGCCAATTGGAACAGAAACGAGACTCTCATCTCGCATCTGTGCATTCCCCAAGAGTACCAAGAGCGTATCATGGAGGAGTGGCGCAAACCGTTTACTGCTAATCGTTCAAAGATTTTAAACTACATGATTAGCAAAGGACTCAAGAACCTCATTTCAGATATAGGAGACTTTTGATGGAGAATCGTAATTGGGACGATATGGATCGTTCAGCAAGAAAGGCACGAAAGACATCTGCCAATAAGAAGAAGCGTGGGCGGCGACACGAAGAGCGTCAGAACTTGCGTAATTGGGTGGACGATATAAATTCAGGAAGAAAGGGACGACACGATGACTATGGCGACGAAGACTGAAAGCATGAAGATCAGCAAGCGAACTCTTGATATTCTCAAGAACTTTGCAGCAATCAATCCCGGTATTTTGGTGAATGAAGGGAATACGATTAGTACTCTCTCCAACACCAAGACCATTGTGGCTGAAGCCAAGGTGGATGAAACCTTTGGGCGGCAGTTCTCAATTTGGGATTTGAACAAGTTTCTTGGCACGGTGAGTCTGTTCAAAGACCCTGAATTTATTTTTGAACAGAACTATATCACCATCAAGAACGGCAACTCGGGACTCAAGTATTACTACTGCGATCCCAAGTTGGTCATGTCCACAAACAAGAAGGTTAGTATGCCCAAGGCAGTTGTGTCATTCACGCTGAAGGCAAAGGACTTCTCTGAACTCCTCAAGGCAGCGTCCGTGCTTCAGGTGCAAAACCTTTTTGTTCAGCCCACCGAAGACGGCAAGCATGTGGAGATTGTGGCGCGTGACAAGAGTGATGTGACTTCCAATCAGTACTCCATCATCGTGGGCGACTACGAGGGTACTGCTGATTTCCAATTTATTTTTGATGTGGAGAATCTCAAGATTCTGCCCGGTGACTATCAGGTGGAGATTTCCGAAAAGGTGGTAAGCAAGTTCTCTAACAAGAACGAGCCGCTGACCTATTGGATTGCTGTTCACGCTGATTCTTCGTACACTGCTTGAAAGGCAAAATGAACACTAATGAAGCCGTGAAGGGGTTATGGGTTGAGCGATACCGTCCGCAAAGTGTGGGGGACTGTATCTTGCCACAGGATACGCAGGACGCTTTCAGCACTATGGTGCAGCGTAATGAACCGCAGAATCTACTCCTTTCAGGAGGAGCAGGCTGTGGCAAGACCTCTGTGGCAAAGGCACTGTGTAACGATCTTGGTTGTGATTGGATGATGATTAACTGTTCGGAAGACGGTAATATTGATACCCTCCGCACCAAGATTCGCAGTTTTGCGTCCACGATATCCCTTACCGATGGCGTAAAGAAGGTGGTTATTCTTGATGAGTTTGACTACTCTAATGCACAGTCTACTCAACCTGCCCTTCGCGGTTTCATTGAAGAGTTTGCGTCCAACTGCCGTTTCATCCTGACCTGTAATTTCAAGAACAGGGTGATTGAGCCGTTGCACTCGCGGTGTACCTGTATTGATTTCCGTATTCCCAACAAGGAAAAGGCTAAACTTGCTGTTCGTTTCCTGAAGCGAGCCGAGGATATTCTAAAGAGAGAAGGCATCCAATACGATCAGAAGGTGGTTGCTCAATTGGTGGGCAAGTACTTCCCTGACTTCCGCCGTACCCTGAATGAACTACAGCGGTATTCGGCTTGTGGCAAGATTGATGTGGGCATCCTGAACTCTATTGCTGAAGTTCAAATCAAAGAATTGGTCAAGAGCATGAAGACCAAGGACTTTGCAGGAGTCCGTAAGTGGGTGGTGGACAACTTGGATAACGACGCAACTCGTGTGTTCCGTGCAGTTTACGACGGGCTGTACGAGTCTTTGGAAAGTGGGTCTATTCCTCAAGCCATTCTTGTGCTTGCAGACTACCAATACAAGGCAGCGTTTGCAGCAGACGCAGAGATCAACCTGACTGCTTGCATGGTGCAACTAATGATGGAGTGCAAGTTCAAGTGAGCCGTATCCCTGAATACGATGCGGCTGACGCATTCCTGCTTGGGTTTGTGGCAGGAACACTTGTTATGTTTGGAGTGTTTGTCCTAACAGCAATAATAACATGAGCCACCAACTGTCTGATTATTTGAAAGCCATCAACGAAACCAAGGAGCCGTTGATGGACACCCCTGAATGGGGCAAGCCGTCGTATCCACCGTTTGTGGTGGGTCGGTGTCTCTCGTATTTTCCTGATACGCTGTTTGCCGTGAACGAGATGAATACCCGTGCCCACATTGATCCCAAGATGCACTTTGACTTTCTGCGGGGAGCGGTGCGAAAGCGCAAGCGGTTCTCCAAGTGGCTCAAGCGGGAGAATGACGAGCGGGTGCAAGCCCTGATTGAGTACTACGGGTTCTCTGCCAAGAAGGCACGGGAAGCCCTGACTGTTCTGACCGAGACACAAGTTTCACAAATTATGGATGCCGTTTCCAAGGGTGGAAAGCCGTAATCTTCTAAATAGTTCCGTGTCGATATTTTTTAAGAAAGTGGAATAGGCATGGAACAACCCAACGAACGGTATATTGATCTTGAACCCAAAGACCTGCTAGAAGTCACCATTGCAAAGCCTGATGACTTCCTGAAGGTGCGTGAAACCCTGACCCGTATCGGGGTGTCGTCTCGCAAAGAAAAGAAGTTGTGGCAGTCTTGCCATATTCTTCACAAGCGTGGCAAGTACTACATTGTTCACTTCAAGGAAATGTTTGCACTTGATGATCTGCCCACCTCTATCGACAGCGAAGACATTGGACGGCGTAACACCATTGCGTGTCTGTTGGAGGAGTGGGGGCTGCTCAAGATTGTAAACAAAGAAAAGATTGCTGACAAAGTTCCCCTAAATAAAATAAAGATTCTGCCCCATAAAGAAAAGGGCGAGTGGGAACTGTGTCCTAAATACCACATAGGACGGAGTAAACCGGGAAACAAGCCCGAATCTGAAGACTGAAAAAGGAGATATTCGTAATGAGCCG